AAGGGGTTAATACTCACGTTTTGAGAATAACTAAAGAAGATTTAGTTAAAGTTTGGTTGTATGTAAAATCTTTAAAATGAACATAAGACTTTTTGATATACAAAACGGTAAAGTAACAGCGACAGAACATTGTTATACACTTAGTACTCTTAAACGGATTATGGAAGAATATCCCGATAGTTATAACCAGGTTTATACTTATCTCTACTATAAAACTTGTCCGGATCCTCAGAATAATCCTTTCTTTAATGTTCCGGAAGAAGATAAAGAAGAACTTATTTTATCCGAAGTTAATCCAGATTTTTCTGTTGAAGATGATTTAATTATTGAGGCTATAGCGTTTTGTAATAAGCTTTACGAAACACCTACTGTTCGTGCTTACAACGGGATAAAAAGTATGTTAGATAGATTAGCAAAATATTTAGAAACTAGCGAAATTACTTCTGGGAGAGATGGTAATATTACAGCACTTCTTCGAGCTGCTAAAGATTTTCAAGATATACGAATATCTTTTAAAGGAGTTCTTAAAGATCTTGAAGAAGAACAAAAAACTCGTACCAGAGGTAATAGAGAAAAAGCTTATGATCAATAATGGTATCTCCTAATAATGATGGTAATTTTATAACTGTACCAACCTGGGATAATGGTGAATGGTTAGAAACTGTATTTGAAACCAGAGATGAATTTAGAGATTTTGTACTTTCTGTTTTTAAAGAACCGGGTAAATATGAGTTTGATGAAACATCGCTAATTTTTAACGAACAAGCTCGGTTTTTTAATACTAACCAATATTTCTGTACTGCTCCTTATAAAAGTAAAGATTACAAGAAATACTGGGATGATCAAAAAAATAAATGTCGTAAAGGAGTTATTTTTAAGAATAACGATAAAGTTTGGTATTTAAGTAGAGACTACTATATGTGGTTAAACTTTTTACCTATTAATAATAAAGAGTTAAGAAGATTTAGTTTTGCTGACGTAAGGGATGCTCAGTATCACATGGCGCTATACGAAATACTAGCCGAACTACATTACAAACATGTTGCTATTCTTAAGAAACGTCAGATAGCTTCTTCTTATTTTCACATGGCCAAATTGATTAATCAGATTTGGTTTGAAGAAACGCCTATTTTAAAAATGGGTGCTAGTCTTAAAGATTATATTAACGAAAAAGGTTCTTGGAAATTCTTGGATGAATATCGTAACTTCTTAGATCTTCATACTGCTTGGATTAGACCTATGAATCCTGGTAAAACTCTTATCTGGCAACAACAAATTGAAGAGACTATTAATGGTCGTAAAACTAAAACTGGTTTAAAAGGTGTTCTCCAAGGTATGTCTTTTGAGAAAGATCCTACAAACGGTGTCGGTGGACCTTGTACATATTTCTTTTACGAAGAGGGTGGTATCGCTCCTACTGCAGATTTAACTTACGGTTACATGAGACCAGCTATGAAATCCGGTATGATAACTACAGGATTATTTATTATAGCAGGCTCTGTCGGTGATTTGAGTCAGTGTGGTCCTCTTAAAAAGTTTATTTTAAACCCTGATATAAATGACATTTATTCTGTTGAGACGGATCTGATAAATAATAAAAGGACTTTCGGAAAATCAGGTTTGTTTATTCCGGAACAATGGTCCATGCCCCCTTACATAGATAAATATGGGAATAGTCTTGTAGAAGAATCTTTAGAGGCTCTTGACGAATATTTTGAGAAGTGTAAAGCTAATATGGATCCTAGAGATTATCAGTTAGAAATTTCTCAGCATCCAAGAACTATTGAAGAAGCGTTTGCTAATCGTGAAGAATCTATTTTTCCTACCCACCTAGTTAATCACCAGATTAAACTAATAGAAGATAAAGAATACTCTATACAGTATGTTGATTTAGTAAAAACACTGGAAGGTAAATTTGAATTTAAGAGTACTTCTAAGTTACCAATTAAAGATTTTCCGGTTGATAAAAAAATGATAGATAAATCAGGAGTAATTGTTATTACAGAAAAACCTGATCCTAACGCTCCGTGGGGAACTTATTACGCTTCGATTGACCCGGTAGGAGAAGGTAAAACAACTACGAGTGAATCATTATGTTCTATTTATATTTACAAGAATCCTGTCGAAGTAACTAAAATAGAAGGTGACGAAACTACAGTTTATGTAGAAAGAGATCGTATTGTTGCTTGGTGGTGTGGTAGGTTTGACGATATAAATAAAACTCACGAACGTCTTGAACACATGGTAGAAGCGTATAACGCTTGGACTATTGTAGAGAGTAACGTGTCGTTATTTATTCGACACATGATATTCCACAAAAAACAAAAATATCTTGTACCAAAAGATCAGATTACTTTTTTAAAAGATCTTGGTTCTAACAAAAATGTGTATCAAGAATACGGTTGGAAAAACACCGGCCAATTATTCAAAGCTCACATGTTGTCTTACTTGATAGAATTTATCAAAGAGACTATTGATGAAGAAAGTAAAACTGATGGAACTATTGTAAAGAAGTATTACGGTATAGAAAGAATACCGGATATAATGGCTATGAAAGAAATGTTAGCCTATGTTGATGGGTTAAACGTGGACAGATTAGTTTCGTTAGCAGCGCTTATATCCTTTGCTAAGGTACAAATTTCATCCCTGGGTTATAAAAAAAGAATAGATCGTGTACAAACTACTAACTTTGACAAGTCGAATAAAATGAGTAAATTATCTATAAGTCCATTTAGACATATAGGAGGTAAATCTCGTGGTTTAAATAGTATTAAAAGAAATCCGTTTAAAAACATACGATAATGCAAATATATAACGCGTTACAGTTAAAGAAAGGTGCTAAAGTAGATTATAATAGAATGAGTAGTATTACTCAACCTATACAGTTTTTGTCTTCTAAAGATAAAGACGATGAATGGTGTGCCTGGAATATGGATTGGTTAGAGTGGATGGGAATACGTCAGGTGCGTAAGAACGCTACTAGACTTATGAAAAATTACAAATTAGCTAAGGGTCAGATTGACAAGTCTGATTATATAGTAGAGAATGATAACGAATACTTAGATTTAGTAGAAACTCTTTCTTCCGGTAACGAGTCTTCAGCGTTAGAATTAAAATTTTATCCTATAATTCCTAACATTATTAATGTATTAACCAGTGAGTTTGCTAAGAGAAATACTATGATACAGTTTACTGCTGTAGATGATTACTCTTATAACGAATTAATGGAGAAGAAAAGAGCTGATATAGAAAACTATCTTGTACAAATTGCTGAAGAAAAAATAATGATTGGGATGTTAGAACAGGGTTTAGATCCTGAAGACCCTCAAGTACAAGAGTACATGCAGAAGCAGATGTCTAGAGAAAATCTTAAAACTCTACCTGAAATACAAGATTTCTATACTAAGAGTTATAAAAGTATTGCTGAACAGTGGGCTACTAAACAAATGAAAATAGATGATCAGAGGTTTAGTATGGAAGAACTTGAAGAGCGAGCGTTTAGAGATATGTTGATTACTGACCGAGAATTCTGGCATTTTAGAATGGGGGAAGATGATTATGAAATAGAACTATGGAACCCGGTTTTAACTTTTTATCACAAGTCTCCGGAAGTACGTTATATATCTCAAAGTAACTATGTAGGTAAGCTAGATATTATGACTATACCGGATGTTCTTGATAAGTATGGTTGGTTAATGACCCAGGAACAACAAGAATCTTTAGAGTCATTATACCCGGTAAGATCTGCGGGATATAATATCGGAGGTTTACAAAACGATGGTTCTTTTTATGATCCTACTAAATCTCATGAGTGGAATACCGACAGACCTTCGTTGGAATATCGTCAGCTAACTTCTATGTTAGAAAATAGTTTTAACGATAATGATGTGGTTGGTTTAATAACCGGTCAATCTGAAGATGGTGGGGATCTTAATATGGCTACGATGTTGAGAGTTACTACTTGTTATTGGAAGTCTCAACGTAAAGTAGGACATCTTACTAAAATAACAGATGCTGGTGAAGTAATAAACGAAGTAATTAGTGAAAATTATAAGATTACCGATAAACCTGTTTATAATACAACACTGTTTAAAAATAAGACAAAAGACAATTTAATTCTTGGTGAACATATTGATTGGATATGGATTAACCAAAGCTACGGTGGTGTAAAAATAGGTCCGAATCGACCTACTTATTGGGGTATGAATAATACCGGTGGTATAAATCCTATTTATATAGGGATAAATCAAAACCAACTAGGACCGTTAAAATATCAGTTTAAAGGTGATAATACTCTATATGGTTGTTTACTTCCAGTAGAAGGTT